TGAGTTCAAATAAACTTTCAATCTTACGCAATGGTAAGAATGTGTCACATGCATAAGCCCCTGGAATACGACTAATATAAAATTCGTCAATAACACCTAGTGTTTGTTCGATAATATTAGGACCACCAATAACCCAAGTAATAACACCTTCATTAGCATATTCAAGATGTTTTAATTCGTTATTCAAATCACCTGTAAGATACACATCGGCACCTGGATAGTCGTCCTTGCGTGTGGTTACAAGTACATTTGTACGCTTAGGCAACGGCCGCGGCATGTTAGGATCTTCCCAAGTAGTAGATCCCATTACAACAATATGTCCTGCTGTATTTTCTTTAAACCATTTAAGGTCTGTGCTATTGTTAGGCCACGGCAGTGTGCCTTTTTTACTTACGCCGCCGTAATCGTCACACGCTAATATTGCTTTAATCATTTAGTTTCCCTTTCCGGGTGTTTCACTGAAGTACTCTTCGTACTTATTAGGAACTCCGTTCCATTCTAACGCATCTAGAGGAACATCGTCAGGACGCATCTCAGTAATTACAGGCCATATTTCAGAGTACTTTTGATTAATAGTCATCCATTTATCTAGCTCTGCACCTTCTATTGTATTATCTGCAAAAATTGCGTCAGCAGGACATTCAGGTTCACAAACGCCACAATCAATACATTCATCTGGGTTAATAACTAACATGTTTTCACCTTCGTAAAAACAATCTACCGGACACACTTCTACGCAATCCATATGCTTACACTTAATACAATTATCACCTACTAAATACGTCATATTAGTTTCCTTTAGTTGTTTCTTCCAACCACGTTGTTAAAATATACTTATCAGTCTTTCCTATAGGAGGATTGCCACGATGTGTATGCGTCCAATCTGCGGGCCAAAGAAGAAGTCTATTTCTTTTTGGCGCAATGCGTTTATTTTGATACAAGAATTCTGTTTCTCCTGCATCGTCAATATCATTCATATATAGTTGTGCTACAATCTTCCTTGAATCTGTTCCCCCGAATGATTCAAAATGCCAAGAATGAAATCCTTTACCAGGCTTGATACGCTTCATCTTTAAGCCTTCGCCTTGCATTTTCATTGTTTGCAGTACAGCAAACTCTTTCTTGTATGCAGGGTATATATGCTCCCACAACCGTTTAAAGAAATGGTCAGTAAACATGGGAGGAACTTTTTGTATAGTTAACGGGTCTGCTAAATGTAGTTCGTCCATATCTCTATCAGTACTAGGAATACGATCAGTTGTTGGTTCTACAAATTGCATACCGTCTTTTGAATTAAAATACTTAATAAGCTCATCAAGATATTCGTCTTCAAATACATTATCAAAAATTCCTATGAAGCCGTCCATTTCGGCTGTGATGTTTAACTCTGCCATTAAATTCTTGCCAATCTTATTAGCGTTGCCGCCAAATTAATCTCCGGGTCTGCAACTAATGTATGATCAACTAGTCCTTGTTTAATAGTTAATACCGCAGTATCTTGTTGTGCGGCATCGCCAAACAATTCAATGTTGTCATACAACCAACGATATACTTCTTCCATCTCTTCTGAACGTACTGTTCCGCAAAGTAATTTACGTGCTTCTGTGATCTTACCTGCTTTAAACAGTTCGACCATATCAAGTTTCCAATCAGCTTGGCCTGTATCGCCTTCATTAGGTTTCAGCAAGCTACCGTCTTGTACATTCATTTGTACTGTGTTGATGCACTTACGCAAGTCAGGATATGTTGCTTTTACATAAGTGTCAAGTGTATCTAAATCCGGAGTTACACCTTCTGTAATAAGAATCTCTGCAACTCTTGCTGTAAACTCAGTTTGGTCAATCTTAGCAATATGAAAGCCTTGACATCTACTGTGGATAGCTGGAATAACTCTGTTAGGATAGTTACACGTTAGAATGAAACGTGCTGTTGTATGATACTCTTCCATTACACCACGTAGTGCTGCCTGTGCGTTCGGCGACAAGTAATCAGCCTCATCTAGTAGTACAACTTTAAAGTCACCAAACGGAATCATTTGTACAAAGTTTACAATCTTGTCACGTACATCATCTACTGAGTTTGTACGACTTGCGTTAATTTCTAAAATATCTAAGTCTTGAATTTCAAGTTCATTAAACAGCAATTTAGCAAGCGTTGTTTTACCAATGCCTGCATTGCCGCTAAACAACAAATGCGGAATAGTCTTTTCTTTAATCCAAGTGTTTACCTGGTTACGTTGTGCGTCATCCTTAAATACATAACCATTTACTGTATTAGGACGATACTTCTCTACCCATAGTTCTTTCATCGTTTGCTGTTCTCCATGCCCATTCCAATAAGGATTAAAAAGATATACAGAACAGGCCATGCCCATCCTGTTAAGTAACTTGTAATGTGTAATATCATAAGTGCAATTCCAGCAAGTCCTGCTGTGCCTACACCTGTATTTTTTTGTTCGGGGAATTTCATATTAGTCTCCTGTAGCTTTATATTGTAGCATCGTTATCAATCCTTGTCAAGGTGCTTTACTATGTCTTTGAGCAATTTCTTAATCTCTCGTAGCTCTTTTACTACCGGATCTACTATTACTTTTTTTGGAAGTGCAGGAGCAAGTATTTTTGCAATCTTAGTACCTTCTTTTTCAACCTGTGATAATTTCATATATTTCTTTCCAATCGTTTGCTCGAATAAGTCCTGGATACTCAAAGTCTTTGTTGTACGGATGTGTAATAAGAATAGACTTGTGTCCGGCCTTAATGCCAGCTACTGCATTTTCGGGTTTATCTTCAATCCACCAATGCCCTGGTTCCCATTGTGTTAAGTACTCGTCTTTATCTGCACCTGTTTCAATACATTGACAACTTGTAAATGCAGTTTCAAAATGTTCTAATAAATTTAAACGCCTTGCTTTGCCGGCATATTCATCAGTGCTCATAGATGTAAGTCCAGCAAAATGATATCCTTCTTTCCTTAACTTAGTTGCGTACTCAATAGCACCTTCCATAGGTGTCAAATAGCCCATCCAAGCACTTTCATTGAACTGTCTAACTAGTTTATGTCCTTGATTCTTAGAATCTAAGCTAAACTTTTTAGAAATATCGTACTCGTAGTTTGCGCCAGGTTGTTCTTGATAACCTTGTTGATCCATCCACTTAGTAAATGCAGTATCCCACCTTAGGAATACTCCATCAATATCTGTTAAAATTAATTTTTCATTCATCGTTTAATGCCTAGTTCCTTGTATGCCATTTGGATAGCTTTTGATTGATAGTATGCATCTGCTAATGCATTGTGTAATGAGTTTTGAATCTTCTTACGGGGATCACTTTCACAACAACCAAATAATGTACGCGAATCCTTAACTTGCCAAAAGTTATAAGGAATTGGCATTTCCTTGCTCCGAAACATGTTTTCTATAATAGTATAGTCAAATCCATATCCTTGTCCCCATAGTGTATCTACACTACCAACAAATTTCCTAATACGTATTAATGCTTCTTCTACACTAATAGCACCAGTTTGGTCAAATGCTTCTTCCATAATCTTTGGATCTTGTGTAGCCCACCATGCAATAGTATCATCACTTGCTGTACGCCCTAATGCATCTTGTTCGTCAATATTAATTTTAAAATACATTTCGCTATGTGGTTCTGAATCATTTAGCGGATTGAATTTAACTGCACCTAAACTTAGTACAGTTGCACTAGGTTGTGTGTCAATAGTTTCAAGGTCAATACTTGCGTGAATGGTCAAAATAAAACTCCTTAGTTGTTATACATATTATAACGTATAACCTCTAAGGAGTCAAGTGTTATTTTGATCTAAATTTTTCGTAAGCTAACCAAAGTTGCCAAATAATTGCTATAAAGGTGGCAGTCACAATGCCACCTCCCATTAATGTAATAATAACTAAAACTTGTAAAACTTTAGTGAATACTGCTATTACTACAAAATCGTACCATTCAAAGTTCTCAAATAAACTGTGCAAGCTCAGGAGCCTTCCAGCCTTCCGGCTTTAGCACTTTGCCATCTTCACGTTTGCGTACTTTACCTGTTTCTGCATCAATCTTTGCAAAGTTAGTGTTCATCACTTCTTTCCAAGCCGCTTCACCATCCCAACCTGCGGCACGAATAGCGCCTACAGTAACAACTAGAATGTCTACTAGTGCGTCTAGCTGTTCTACTTTGTCGTTGTCTTGGATAGCTTCTTCCAGTTCATCTGTTTCTTCACGGATTAAGTCAAGATACATTTTGTAGTTTGCTTCACTTGCTGGTTGGTCACATGCTGTGCCAAATTTGTTTACGTCTTTAAATACGTTTGTCATTAGTAAATTTTACTCTCTGCTTTTGCGTTCATTGCTGTACCTACAAATGATCCTGGATCAATAGTATCTGGGTTCCAATCACCTGAACTTGATTCACTATATCTAACATCATTTGGTTTTTCGTCAGCATATCCTAAAATACACTCTGCATCCACCATCCGGATTGTATACTCTTCGCTGTCTTCGTTTTCTTGCATTTTCATGCCGCGAGTCCAACGTCCGTGTTCAACAAGTATCCATTGTCCTACTTTAAACTCATCTTTGTTATCAGGACCTTTAGCAAATACTTTGCCCCATCGCGGGTACACGCCTCGCACGTTACCGTCATCGGCAGCAATAATTATGCCGCCTGCTGTCTTTTGATCTCCAAAATCCATGTCAGTAACTAGTACTCTGTCTTTAATAGGAGTTAGTGTTCCTTGAATTGCTTTTAAGTTTTGCGCCATTTGTTAGTCACCTTTTTGTACAAAATTGCCGTCATCATCTTCGACCCAATCATCTGTTAGGTCTTTTTCTACTTTTTGCTGTGCTCTAGTACGCGAAGTACGTGTCGGTGCAACTGTTGCAGATACTACAGGAGCTTCTTCTGATACTTCTACAGTAGGTGCAACTACTGCTACTTCATCTGGCATTCCAGTTGGATTGTCAGCATAGTATTCTCTATCTAGTTCTTCTTTTTTACGAATAATTTTGCCACCTGGACCTAGTTCGTCGCCACGTGCATTTACTCTAGCATTGCCAACTGCGACAGTTAATTCATTGCGTTGACGCAACATATCCATGTCTACATTTTTACCTTGCATACTTCTATAGGTCTTTTGACCTTTTTGTTTCATCGCCATTGTGTTCTCCTTGTTATATTTACTTATCTCAGGAACTCGGTCCAGTCCAGGTCATACTGGATTGAATCAATTCTGTGTACGCCTATTAAGTATAACACATAACTTGCTACACTTGATCCTCTACCTACACCCCAAACAATGTTATTCTCACGCATAAAGTCTACAAGATAGCACATATAACGCAACAGTGGTATCATACCACGTTCAGTAAATGCTTGTAGTTCTTCTCGAACTCGGTCTCGTTGTTCGTAAGTAAGTTCTCTATTGTTTAAAAAACGTACTACATCAAGCTCTTTATATTCATCAGGCATAAACCATTCACTTTGTAATGCACCGTCAAATGTCTTTTGATCTACATCTAATGGAATATATTGTTTAAGTTCTGGTAGGTATTGTTCACGCATTGCTTCATTAAACTTGTCTATGTCATCACTAGGATCACATAATACAACATGACATTTGTCGACATGACCACTATAGATCATATCAATTAGGTCTTTGTTTGTAAATCGCGGGATACCGAGGTCGTCTGTTTTCATAAGCATACACTTATTTTAACTTACATTGATGAGTTTGTCAAGTCCTGAATTAGAATTATCCATTTCTTTTTGCATAGACACAGCACGTCTGCCTTGTGCTTCTGCAATATACATATCAAGTATAGCAGTTATTTGTTGGTGTACTTGTGGATTAGAAGTCATAAAGTACTTTTGTTGCAACTCAGCAATCTTTGCCTCCAATTGCTGAGTTGATAAATTGTCAAAGCTGTCGACTAATGGATTAAACATTTATTATAATATATCTGTTATAAACTGGCCTTTGTACTCGCCGTATATACTAGCACCGGCATCGTATGACCAAAAATCAAATATGTAAGGTTGTGTAGCACTGTCAACTGTAGTTGGATTTGTAAATCCTGCTGGCACTCTAAATGTACTACCTAATGATGTAAATGTAACAGCATGTCCGCCGCCGCTGCCTACAAGGTGTACAGTCATTTTTGCAAGTTTGCCACTAGTTGGCCAATCGGTTAATGTTAGTGTAACATTAGCCCCAATTGTAAATGCTTGATAGTGTCCATTTGAAAAACTTACGTTAGTATTTCCTGATAGTGTACTACCATTATAAAACGCTTCAGTTTGTTGAAGTATGTTTCCTGCTTGTTGACTATTGCCGGAAAAGTTATTTGCCGCATCAAGTACTGCACTAGATGTTTGTAATGCAGTTATTTCAGTATTAGCAGTTGCTAATCCTGTTTTAATAATTGTAAAATTATCTCTAAACCCTTGACTGTCATTGTCTTGCCCGGCTACTGGGTATGTTCCGTCAATTGTTGCTGATATAATTGTGCTTGCCATGTTAATTCCTCTACTGTTTTATTTATCGTTGTTATGCATTGTAGTCGTAATTTGCGAATAGTATATATTGTTCATTACTGTCGCCTGTAGTACTATCTACAACATAACGATCGATTGTTACGTCTAATGATTGAAAATCAAAATTACTATTTTGAATGTTAGTTAATACTTCTGCACTTTTGCCAGGTTTACAATAACATAATGGTATTGCTAATGTAAAGCCTGATTCTTGTGTTCCTACACTTTGTGGAGTACGCATCCATAGTGGTAAAAATCCGTATGCTGTTGTACCAATTGCTTCTAAACTTTCACGCATGTTAGTAATGTTAGCAATGTGTCTTACTTCATCGCCGCCTGATACTTTAATAGCATCACTGTCTGCAAGCGGAATGTTTTTCATTTCACCTTGATTAAAGTTTTGACTATCAGTTTCGGATATTACAGATAGTATACTGCTATTGTCTTTACTTACTACCGTATCACCTACTTCTAAATAAGTTTTACTAGTAGGAAAATAATATTGATCATTGCTTTCGTCAGTACCAGTTGTTATGTAGTTAGGTGTATATCCTGATACTCCTTGCGCATCATCTTTGTATATTGTTCTTAAATTAGCACTTGCAGGCTTTGTAAGAATTGGTTCAATGTATGTTGTGTATAATGCATGGCCTAATGGATTATTGCCAGCGGCAGCAATACCTTCTGGAGTACGCATATTATCATGCCATTCTGGTGATAGTGATCCGCCCGCTACAAACTCAGTAACATAGTTCCATTCACCTAACACTAGCAACCAAAGGTATTCACGCATTAATAATGCTCTAAAGTCTGGATCAGTTCCAGGGAATGTACCGCTGTAGCTAGATGTATCAAATCTATTATTATCTATTGCTTCTACCATTGCAAGGTATAGCTCATTAGTTTGATTATCTTGTGCAAGTTGAGGTACTACTGATAGCCCGTATACAGTAATAGTATGTATTAAGTGCTCTAATACTTCAAGTGCCTGAGCGTCTCCATTAAGACTCTCACTAGGCTGTTCCCAAATATGATCTACACTTTGGAAGTTATATTGAAACTTAGTTAACCCTGGGTAACTGTCACCTGCATTGTCTGCAACAATACTCGGAGTATATGCGCTTGGGCTGTGAACGCCAATCTTTTGTGCTGTTTTTAATTGCTTCATATTATTAACAACAGCCATTTGTGTAGTAGGATTAGTGTTACCGCCATAGGTATTATTTAAAAGTAAAGTTACAGTCTTTGCCACTTTTTTAATGAATTCGTCGCTGTTTGGTCTAGCTCCGCCTATTAGGGGAGTACCAACTAACTTAATCCCAAACACATCTAAAAATCTGTCATACGGTGCATATCTACTAGTTGTTAGTAACGGATCTTTATTAAAGACCTCGTCGCCTCCTTTTAATACAGGAATGCCATCGTTAGTATGATTACGATTGTTTATATCGTACACTCCGACTCGATCTACAGTTACAGTATCACTACCTTTAATTGTAAAATTCTTTTTAGTCTTTCCAACAGTTGGTTCAGCTGGATCAATTACTTCTGCATATACAACTTCGTACACTATATTAGATGAACCAGGTGTCTTTGCAAGAGCTGTTTTAACATTACCTACTTTGTACCGTCTTTTCTTATGGTATTTTTGACTACTTGCAAAGTATGTAGCTAGTGACTTTGTTTCTAATCCAGCATATGCTAGTATCTTAACTTCTTTTTGTAATCCAAAGTCTGAATCGTTTGGACGATATAATACATTTGCTGGAAATATATTTGGATTGCTTATTAATCCTCTATAAGACGACCGTATAGTATTATCCATAAACGGCTTCATAAATATATTACTATATAATAAATCGTTTTCGTCTAGAATGTTAATTGTAAATTTCTTAGTTACTGCACTATATCCAAATCTATCTTTAGCTTCTACAGTAAAGGTGTATGCTCTGTCAACAGTAGTATCAGCCCCGTCTAATAAAAGCAATCCGTTATCAAATATAGTTAGACCACTTACATTTGTGTTACCAAATTGTTGTACTTTGCCTGTAATTTCTCCATCAAACTGTAATGATAGCCCAGGGGGCAATCTACCTGCTGTTTTAGTATAAATTAACGGAGCATCAGTAACACTACTAATAGCTTCTACTCTAAATACACTTGTAAAGTTTGCGTCAATTGTTCCTAGTAAATTTTTACTAGTAAACTTAATAGTTGAATCAACTGCCCCTAGTATCTTTACTGTAAACGTTCTGTCTTTAAATGATTTAATTTCTGCCGCATCAACTAAATTAGCTGTAACTGTAAATTTGTATTCTTTAGTTATCGACGGTTGGTATGGTATGCGTCCTGCCACTTCGCCTGTTGATACATCTAATGTCATACCAGGCGGCAATGTACTTGCACTGTCATCTGGGTTAGTTGCTTTTAGTACAAATTGTGTAACACCTTGTTGTAAGTTGTTTTTTAACACATCAAGGAATATAGTAATATAATTGTCAGCTCGTCTATAACCTATATCACTATTTGTTAACCATACCGGAGTTCTAAGATATGTGTTATCAGACGTAAACACACCTGTGCCTACTTGCATTAATACGTTATCTGCTCTTAAGAAGTCGTCACCTACTACATAAATTGTAAAAGCTCTTTTAACAACAGTGTCGCCATCATTTGCACTTACTGTGAATTGATAAAATCTATTAAGTTTTTTAGGTGCTTTAAATACTGCATCTGGAAAGTATTCTCCATTGTAGTAATAAGAACTAACACTAGTAAAGTCAAATGCGTATCCGTCATATTTGTTTGTATCGTATGCACCCTTGTTTGCCGCAACATCAAGAGCCAGCAACGGATCTACTACGCCTGATATTAACCCATTACTATCCATAGTGATGCCTGATGGAAGTTCTCCGTCTCCCTTGTCAATATAGTATTCTAATGTCTGGCCTGCCGGTAAATCTAAATCAGTTGCTTGTAATTGAAAATGTATAATTTCGTTATCAAGTACAAAATAACGTTTGTTTTCTGCACCAACTGATAAGTTACCTGTGGGAGTTATCCACTCAGGATCATCGGCGCCCTGGACTTCTATTTTAAATGTTCTGTCTTCTATATGATCACCAGTAGCTCTAATGACAAAGGTACTAGTTATAGCTCTGGGCACATCTGTCGGTGTTCCGACAATTTGATTATTTTTTAGACGCATCCCTTCAGGCAATTTGCCTGATATTAATGCAGTTGTTACAGTGTAATCTGAACTAATCGGTAAGTTTACGATAGTCGTAATACTTTCCTGTAAGGTCGTTAACTTAGTCCCTGTAAGTTTAGTCCAATAATTGCTCATTTTTTATATAGTTCCAAGATTAGTATTAAAACTAACAGGTGCTGTAACAGTTCCATAGTCTACATCTGTAACAAATTGTAAAAAATCTCTATGACTTGTTATAGACTGTGTAATTTCTCCAAAGTCAAAATTTTCATCAAAGCCGAGGTTAAATGAGTCACTGTTAATTGTAACTTCGTTGCCAAGTATACTTGTAGAAATACCTACGCCGCCAGTAATGTTAAACACGCCACCGTCTGACAGAGCATGACTACCACTGTCACTAACAAAAGTGTGTCCATTTAAGTCTGCGGCAATAGTAATTAAATCGCCATTAGTTGTAACGGAGATCCTATCACCTTGAATAATTTTCCTAAACTCTAAGTCGTATCCTGTCTTTTGTTTGAATACAGCGTGACCGCCTACTCCTACATTTGTACCTGTAGTCGCTTCGTCATTGCGCAAGTCAAGTTCATCGAAGTTAGAATTAACTTTAAGAAATGCGGCCCTTAGATCATCTCCAGTACCGTCATTTGCTAAAGTGCCAATATTAATTGTTTGTATTGTCATTATATTTTCCTTATACTACTATTTATTCGCTTACGGATAATCGCCCAATCCCCATTGTATTCTAACTCCGCCTGCTTGTGCCGATGTACCGGTCCCATTTAAAAACCATTTATAATATGAACCACTAAGTTGTTGATACCTAATTCTGCCGCCTGCACCGCCGCCTGCACCGCCGCCTACTGATATAGTTGCGTCAGCACTATTACTTCCTCTAGTACCATTTGTACCGCCACTATAATTGAAACTCAATGGGCTTGTTGACGCTACTAGTCCAGGTGCCGCTGTGCCGTTAGTTCCATTAGTACCTTTGCCGTGTAGTTCTACACCGCCTCCACGTCCGCCAGCACCTGCTTTGTAATAGTCTGCTGGATATGCCCCAGTTGATCTATAAAACTCACTAAGGCCCAACCCGCCCAGTCCGCCGCCACCAGCACTTGCAGTAGTGTCATATCCGGCAGCGCCGCCGCCTCCTCCTGCTTTAGATGCTCCTGATTCTGTTGCTGTTACTCCTGCACTACCGACAGCTCCGCCTCTTGTAGTACCGTAACTACTGTTAGTAGTAAATGTGCCACCTGCGCCTGCAGAGAGTGTAGAAGCTGTTCCGCCATTAGCTGTAATTACTACGTCTGCACCAATTCTAATTATACTAGCACCACCGTTAGTTGCGTCAGTTATTGTACTTGCGGCTGGAGTATAACTGACGTTTGCATTAATATCAACATCTACAAATTTAAGCGGACTGTCAACTGTTATACTACCATTTACACCTGCTGAGCCAACAATAACAGTTACAGCATCGCCGGGCGATACTGATAAGTTATTAACATAAGCTAAACCTCCGCCACCGGCACCACTAGCACTACCTGCTGACGAGCGCCCTGTTGCACCGCCACCGCCACCACCTACTGCTACAATGTCAATTGTTGTAACACCATCAGGTACAGTAAACGTATTAGTTCCTGGACTATAATAAGTTTGCGAACCGCTTACTGATGAACTAGAATCGTTAATTGTAATTGTCCTAGATACACTTAAACCATCAAGTGTAACTGTTAATGTTTCTTCGCCTTCTGCTGCCGCATCTGCTGTTAATGTTAATGTTAACGATGCAGTATTGCCTGACACTGTAAAGTTTCCAGTTAACGAAGTACCGCCTATGTCATTAGTACTAATACCTGTTATAGTATACGGTATATTTGTTGTATCTGTTACGTTAGTTGTTGTTAAAGTAAACGTTACTGCTGAACCTTCGTTAACTATAGTAGCATTACTAGTTAGTACATATGTCGGATCACCTACAACTGCAAGGCTATATGGTTCTAATGCCATTTTGTAAGTAGTTGCTGAAGATGCAGTACTTAATGCTGGCAATGAAGTAGTTGTGTGTGTTCTATAATTACTTGAAGCTACAATGCCTGTTGGAACCCTTAAAGTAGATTCGGCATCAGCCCAGCTATTATAAATTACTGCTGAAAAATTACTTTCTTCAGCAGTTCTTGCTTCAACAAATCCTGTTTTAGCAATTGCCCAATCTTCGTATGTTTGTGATACTGTTGTACTTTGATTACCTTGTCCAGTTCCGTAATGATCTTTTGATCCTATTGGCAGAACAGCAACATACTGTGCGCCATTACCTATACCTAACTTAGCTGATGGATTAGCTTGACCGCCTACAACTGCTTTTGTTACACTTGAAGCTGTTTTATCTACCCAAATACTATTCATAAAAGTATTACTAGATGATAGTAATAATCTACTGTCAGCAGTAGTTAGATCGTCTATATCTATTGTGGCATAAAATGCGTTAAGTGCTCCTGTATACGGAGTAAAGTCGTTACTTGTATTATCTTCTTTTTGCTGTCCTGAAATATAAATCTTTGTACCATCAATTTTAATATCTGTTAATACATTCTTTTGGATATCAACACTTGAATCGTATACTCCAATACGTTGAGTTATACTGTTGGCTTGATGCTGTATTCTAAATATTTCACCCTTGCCAGATGATGTATCGTTTAGTGCTATAACTATTCCCGGTGACTTTATTACATCAGTCATTACACCTTCAACTTCTTCTTGAACAGTGTATTCGTCTGCAACATCCATTCCTGCAAGTACTATATCAGTTGTTTCATCTTTATTTTCAAATGTAACTTCTTTATATTCAACCGGTATACCATCTGACCCCATTTCGTATATTCTTACAAAGATTTTATCTTTTTGCTGTACCCACAGCCCGCTAACTTGTTGAGGTGATCTACCTAAGTGTGTACCTGCTATATAATAAAAGTTACCTGCGTTTGGCGCACTAAATGATTTATATTCAATATGTTCAAATCGTATGCCAAATTGGTTAGTTGGTATTACTGCTGGAAAGTTTACATCATTAGCAGATATTGCCGCGCCGTCAAATATATCATCTTGTCCGTTTGTAGGATTAAGTCTATGCCAAGACGATCCACGTTGGTCAATTACACTTGGGCCGTTTACTGCATCTAGATTTACACCAATAACATCTAATATAACTGTGTCAGCCCAAGCGCCTGCTGGAATTGTTGTTAAGTTAATATCTGTAAAATACGTATGTACGTCACCGTTAGTAACTGCATAACTATTAATCCATTGCGTGGCACCAGTTGCATCTATTTTTAATGCAATACCTTTACTATATACCATTCCTGATGTATATGTAGGAGCATCGCCGTCTTTCCAGTTAGGACCTACGCCGCCTACTGCGTAAATAACATTACTATCAGTCTGGTCAATTACAAATGACGTTAACCATCCATCAACCGGCATAGTTTTACGCCATACTAGATCACCAAACATATTTAACTTGTAGATAGAGTATGTGTACACTCCTCCGTTAGATAACGCATATGATATAGCAATAGTATTGTCTAAACTATCTTGTGCAACTTTTACAACAGTTTCTATTGATAAAGTGTAATCAGTCGAACTAGCCCAGAAACCACTGTTTGTATATATTGTTCCGTTCATTAATGAATGTATAGAACATTGATAATATGTCTTACCTGCTGTTCTTGGTGTATATGTTACTGCGCCTACTTGTGTTCCGTTGCCAGGAACATCTGGTACTAAATTACCTGTACCAGTGCCCGGAGCAGTTTTTATGTAAAACGGATGTCCTGAAGCATTAACATTAAATGTCATTGTGTCGTTGGTGTTTAGTACTATGTAAGGATTATTGCCAGTAAACGATCCATTACGATCTGTACCTGATGTAAAGGAATATGCCGCCGTCCCTGCCGAAACTACTGATGAAGAATATTGATTTTCTAAGCCAGTTGAAGAGTCATTAACTACTACACTAACACTTGTTGCTCCGTTATCAGTTGCCATCACAAATGTTTCTTCGCCATCTACTGTATCGTCAGCAGTTACATTAAATGTTTTAGTATTAGTAGTTGGTGTTAATGTTCCTGTTAAAGATTCGTTTCCTAAATCTGCACTACTAACACCTGTGATAGTATACGGCACTAATGTATTCGTAACTGTTAAATTACTTGTTAATGTTGTAGTAAAGCTAGTGCCTTCAAACACTTCTGATTTGTTAGAAGTCAATGTATAATTTGGAGCCTGGAATTGGTATGCCGCAATATTGCCAGGCCAAGTAAACATTACAGCTCCAGTAATGCCACTATTGGCCCCGGTATCGATACTAGCAAGTGCGTGTGTCATTGTGCCACCACCGCCTGCTCCTGAATTCAATGCTGTGCCGACTACGTTGCCTGGATTACCGCCTGAGCCGTTATTAGCAATGCCCGCACCAGTAATAGTTTGTGGTATCACTGTAGTTGGTTTTAGTCCGCCCAAGCCGCTTCTACCTAAAGTAACTGTAACGCCACCTCCACGTCCGCCTGATACCGAACCTGTACCACTAGTCCAGTCCTGTGTCCATCCGTGTCCGCCGCCTGATCCAGCACCAATGCCACCATCAACTACTGCTTCTGCAGGAGCGGCTTGTCCTAATGCTTCAGATAATACAGTTTGTGGCGAGCCTTTGCCGCCAACTTCGCCCATACCACCGGCACCACCACCACCGCCAACTGCGGCTTTTTCAGTATTAGGTGATGCCATTCGGTAAGATAAGCCGCCGTCTCCACCCCTGCTTGATCCATCCCAAGCACCTGATACGTTTCCGCCGGAACTTGTTGATCCTGTTTGAAGTAAAGTTCCAGCAGTAGTTCCATTAAGTGTACCCGAGGCACCCGCTATGCCGCCTCCTGCTGTGTAAGTTATACTGTTAACTGTTATTGAGGTGTTACTACCATTACCGCTACTACCTGATCCGCCAGCACCAACGGAGAATGATATAACATCACCTGGTGTTACTGTTATATTGTTTTTAAATCCAATAGCACCGCCGCCGCCTCCTGATGAAAAAGATCCAGGTGCTGATCCAGGACCTGCACCACCTCCACCGATCCCCATAAAACCTATGTTAGTAACGCCTGCTGGTACAACAAATGTACCAGAACCAGCTGTAGTAAATTGAGTTGTTCCTGATACAATATCAAGACTAGTATCAGCTATTACAACTTGGATAAATGTAGTTGGATAATTGTTTAAAGTAAATTGAAGAGTTTCTTCTCCATCAGTTGTAAGATCATTTGCAATCTCAATTGTTGCAGTTTCTGTACTACCAACTATAAAGTTACCCGTTAGCACGTTACCAACAACATCAGATGCACTTACACCTGTAATTGTCCAAGGAATTTGTACTCCGGTTACTCCGTTTTCGTAGGCTAGTGATACAGTAAATTGCCCACCTTCGTTAATATTAGTTTGATCACAGGATAATGTATACGATGCCGCCACAGTACTAGTATCATTAATTACAACACTTGCTGTAGCTAGACTATTATCTAGTGCCAGCGTCATAGTTTCTTGACCTTCTGATGTTTCGTCAGCGGTTGCTGTAACTGTTAGTGAATCAGTTGTGCCAACTACAAATGTACCGTTTAACGATTCTCCGCCAATGTCTGCACTACTAACACCTGTAATGGTATATGCTAACGAAGTCCCAGCCGCTACATTACTTGTAGTTAATGTAAATATTATTGTTCCACCTTCATCTACAGTAGCCAAATTAGTTCCTAAGAAGTACGTAGGATTAGGTCTACTAGTATCAGCAATTGTTACACTAATAAATGTGTCAGCTATGCTGTCAAGTGTCAATACAAATGTTTCTGTACCATCATCAAACGTATTGTCTTCAGTGACCTGTATTGTAATTGAGTTTACTACGCCGACAATAAAGTTCCCAGTTAACGAAGCCCCTCCGATATCAGTTGCACTTACGCCTGTAATTGTATATGGAATAATACTACCATTAACAAGGTTAGCAGTTGTTAGTGTTATTGTAAATGTCCCTCCCTCGTCGACTCCGCTTGCCGAAGAAGTAAGTACATATGTTGGTGTTGCAGCCTCTGCTCCTTCTTCACTACTAACTGATCCGGCTATTGCTAGTACGTTTGGATCGCTATATGATTGGAAAGCAAAGCGATTTTCCCCGCCAAATAGTGAATAGTTGCTAGTGTAATTATTAATGTCAGAAACAGGGTCATATATTATTCCTGTTTTAGCATTATCATTAATCCAAGCTAATCCTTGTGCAGTAGTAAGTCCCGGGTTAAGTTCTAAGTAAGTAGAAAGTATTCCAGCAATTTGCGGACTTGCCATACTTGTGCCGCTAATGTTTGCAGTTTTATAATCTGTATTCTGAGGATACGTACCAGAAGTAAACTTATTAGTATTACTTGTAGTACTTGTAATATACGATCCCGGAGCATTAATACTAACGCCCGGGCCTCTACATGAAAATGCCGAAACCTTCTCAGAACCATCAGGTGCATATGCCGAGTCAATACTTCCTACAATATGTGCGCTTGTATCATACGGACTAGATCCTCTGTGATAATAATAATTGCCATTGGAATTAGTATAATAGTTATTATAATCGTTGCCTGTAGCAATATCAATTTTGTTAGTACTGTTACCTGCGGCAATACATACGTGTACACCTGCATCGATTAGTTCTTGAACATCAGTATCAACTGATGCTACTCGTACATTGTGTCTATAACCAAATCCGTCATAAGAACCAGTCATACCTTTTAAAGTGTCTCTTTGATTACCAGTCCACGGAATGCCTTGGTAACTACCACCAGTTATGCCTGCATATCTTAAAGAATATCCCCAACTCATATTAACTACAGTAGGACGCTTTACTCCAGTTGTAGGGTCAATAGGTTTGGCTTTATGCCATTCTTTAATTACATCAAAGCAATCTGATATAGGTATTCCTGTTCCTGGGTCTGCGGTACCTTCTAATCCTGCTACTTTTACAGCATAGATTCTTGAGTTCTTCCCCCAACCGTATGTTTTACCAGCGGCAATGCCTGCAACGTGTGTACCGTGCCCGTCATAGTCAGTATAATGATTGCTAGGCATTGTTCCGGATACAACACTTTGTGATTGATACCAATCAATTTGCTGTACTCTGTTTGTATTTAATCCGTCTAAAAATTCTGGATGATCTGCTTGTATTCCGCTGTCTTGAATTACAATGTCAACCCCTGCACCTGATAGTGTATGCCCAAAGCCTCCTGTAACAAGAACGCCAACATATGGATTAGTCGCACTAATCATTCTACGTAACCCCCAGTTGACATAATCTCCGGTGGTTGCAATATTCTTATTAAAGTTACTATTTTGTGTTGCTGTTAATCCAATTTGAATATCGTCTCTAAGATCAGGACGTAACTCAACTCCATATACTCGGTTGTCTTGTTTTAGAATGTCTACTTCTTGTGTTGTTAAAAAGTAATGTGTATTTCGTTGTGATCCTGGTCTTGCATTTGCTATTTCAACTGTTCTATTTGGAATAAATCCCGCACCGGTCAAACTTATCATTTCTTGATTAAATGCAGTAAAGTCGACATCACGGTTAAGGCTAACGATATATTCTTGTTCAGACATTAAATGTCACTCCTTGGTATTAGTGTAATTCTACCCAAGCACCGTTTGCATATGCTTCCATTTTGCCCGATGTTTGGTTATATATAATCTCGCCATTTGCTGCCGACAACCCATTACGTTCAGTTGTAGTCCAACTTTTTGCTACTAGTTTATTAAGGGTTGCATTAAGCGTACCATTAACTGTAGTATTACTTGTACTATGTCCTACTTGTAAATCGCCCGATGCAACGTTTACACCAATATTTATGCCCTGTCCATTTGTCTCTAATGTAATTGCTTGCTGTGAATAAACGTTTACTCCGGTAGCAGTAGCAATCTTAATAAAATTAGTATTACCTGCTGTTGCCTGTAGTTTTAATGTACCTGCATCAACAGTAATAGCAATATCGTCTGTGCTATTTGTCCAAGTCTCACCTGTAATAGGACCGGTTAGTTGACCATTTAACCCATCGACTAACATTGTACTATCAGCGGCAAACACACTACCAATTATATCTTGCTCCACAGTGTTACCCTGTGTATTATGTAACCCCTCTAGTGCTTCCACCTTAGGATATATTTCGTTAAAGTTATCATTGATTTTATCAAATGCGTTTCTTAAAGGATCACCGTCACCTTTATTTGCACTTGTCCCAATATTTACTATTTGTTTTGACATTACACTCTTCCTACTACAATTTCAACAACACCTTGCTCGGCGCCCTGTTTAGATCCAACTGCTTTACCTAGTACTGCTCCTACGCCTGGATTGTTATCTACCATAGCATAGCCGGCTACATTACTTGCTACTAGCATGTCGCCTTTTTCTACTTTACCAATTACTTTACATGGAACTCTACCTGTTAGTGCTATTGCAACACCGTTTTCTAAATCTGAGTTCATTAAGTAAGCTGGGTTAGTTGAAACAACTCCAGCTATTTTAGTAGTACCTTTTGACATTGCTTGTGTAACTTCGTGTGTCCCGCCAAACATTACAACTGTACCTGGCTCGTATTGAACGTCAGCTAAGTAGTTTTCTGCCAAGTCAGCGTATTTTGCTGATGTAGCAGTACCACTAAACGTAGTTGCATATACAGTATTATATACTAATGACGAACTACCAATGTTGTAAGTATTTGTTGCATCTGGAATAACACCTGTTGCACTAAACTTAAATGGCACTTTTGATGCAGAACCGTCTTTAACAATTAATGCAATTTCGCCTGCTACTGTTTTACCAGTATTAGCACCTAAAGCTATACCAGTTGTTCCAGTGCCTTTTTCATTTGCCGCTTCAATAAATTGTGTATAAACCCAATCTGATGATAGTCTTGACTCCCCAGCAAAGTTACTGTTAGCTTGTAGTGAGCCTTCTGTATTTGCTCCACTATTGCCGATATCAATACTTCCTGGAAATTCAGTAGTCATTGTAGCATCAGTACCGACGCCTTCAAGTATTACTCCGCCACCTGGTGTAAGCATTTGAATTGTTGTTGCCGCGGCTGTTTTTGGTTGTAAAATTACATATCCGTCATCGGCACCAACAACAAGTTTACTAACTCTAACTTCGCCAGTTGACTTAGTCATTACCAAACTATCATTTGCACTAATAGTTGTAATAGGAACTTCTGTCGGAGTTGATGCTCCACCACTTATATTACCTATTACTCTTAAATCTGCCATACTTGGCATGTCAGCAAAGTCAACACCCCCGGCTTTTAATGTTACCCAACCATCTGTTACAGTAAAGTCACCTGCGTCAAAACTAGCAAGTCCTAAATTACTTTGTGCAATACCAGTAGCGTTTGCTCTAGTACTTGCCGCATTCATGTTTAATTTGCTTTGTACAATCGCCGCTGTTGCTGAAACTGCCGCATTATCAATACTGCCTGCCGCAAAACTATACAATGCTGTAGTTGAACCTGCCGCTCTAGTAACAGTAACAGCCATTGCACTTGCTCCATCTGCAACTGCGTTAGCAATCTCATCAAACGGTCCGTCAAGTATATCTGCTGTTGGTCCACTAGTAACAATTATCTTATCACCACCTTTTGCTACTACGTTTGCTGTAGCTGTGTAAGTAATAATTTGTATGTTACCAAGTATTGGATCTGTTGTTGTTTCTACATCAACTACTGTACCTGTTGCACTGCTACTAGCTTGTGCAAAAGTTTGTGCCGCGGCCCATGTTCCAGTTCCGCCTATAGTATCAGCATCAATGATAAGTCTTTTCTTACCTGTAAATACAATTAACTGGTTTGCCGCTGGACTATTAAACTCTGTGTTTCTTAGTTCTTCTAAACTATCAAAGTTATCAACAACACCGTCTACATATGCTTTAGTAGCCGCATGTGAGTTTGCACTAGGTGCTTGTAGATTAGTGATCTGATTGGATCCCATATTTACATTACCAGTAAATGCAGTAGTGCCATCTAATGCCATTGCACCCGAACCAATAATGTTATTAGCCGCTAGTCCATTATGATCCCACCCTAAACGTCTGTTAACATATCCACGTACTGCACTTTGAGTCGGAACAATATCTGATCCGTTTGCTGTCATACCGTTGTCTGTACTAAATTCAGCAACAACAACACCACGTTTAAATCCAATACCGTCTAAGTTACTTAACGCAATACTACCTGCAAACGTAACTGTACCAGTACCTTGGTCAACTGTAAAGAATTTACCTACACGGAAGAATCCATCTTGGTCTGTACTTACAAAGAAACAACGTCCTTTATCTCGCTCATTAGTTTCGTTAGCTTGTACTGGTGGCTGCGGATCACCTAATAGAACGTTTGGATAGTTACTAGTGTTAAATCCGCCAGTACCAATGTCTAAGAAGTCGTGTCCTGTTGCTCTACAAGTTGAAATACTAATTGTAACATCGCCCGGAGCACCGGCAGGTAAACCACATCGCAATGTAGTAGTCTGTGAACCAGACAATACCATTGAAGTGTGTATACCAGTTTGATTTGATGCCTTATTCAAGTCACTATTTGCTACTTCTGCAAGTTGTACAGTTGAATATGGCCCGCGATCGATATAGTTACTAACTGTGTGTAGCTTACCTGCCCAGGCAAGCACCATATCGCCGTTGGCAATACGTTCTCTATCACTTAATGCTGTTAGTTCTTCAATCGCAATGATATCATCACCTGCTGTAGCGCCCATTGTCGCACCACCGCCTCCGGAGTATGTTGACAATGCCGCGTTTGTCTTATCAACAATAATTCTAACATAATCAAATGTTGAGTCAAAGTTTGTTAACACACTATTATTAGCTAGTTCTTCACCTGTTGATTCTGTTACTGTAAAAGCCACTGTTCTATATGTTTGTTTTGGAGCTTCGTCAAACTGTATAGCTGTACTTGGTCTTGATGTAAGTGTTGAAGGACTTGCTACTCCATTAAGTACAAACGATTGATTCTGTCTGTAACTTACTATTGTATCTTCATCTGTGTTCTCAATAAGACCGTCGTTATCAAATCCGCTATTTGAAGTTGTGAATGACAGTTTGTAAACTTGACCATTATGTTTTGGTGTATGTGCAGTTGTTGCCATTGTGCCTGCAATAGTTGCACCAGTAATTGATCCACCAGCACTTATTGATGTTACTGTAATTGTAGCATCGTTAGTAGTAGTTGCACCGTCTAACTTTGTACCTAATACAGTAAATGTATCACTAACACTATATCCAGTACCGGCCGCATTAATTACAACTTCATAGTTGTTAACAGTACTTTTATTAATATTAAACTTTGCACCTGAGCCACCTGCATTGTTAAGTGTGTATGCAACATCTTGATGTCCATCTACTACAAAATCTAATACTTTACTAACACTACTAACTTCGTGCCTAACTAGTGTTCCGCTAGCATGTAAAATATCAATCTCACCTCTGTTTTGCGGTAAGTGGTCAAAGTCGTATACATACAGGCTTAACTGTTCAGCTGATAATGTATAGCCGCCTGTAACTACTAGTGTCGGTGCTCCTAAGTTTACACTACCTGCTGATAATGTAATATCATTAGTTGTGTTAAATGTACCTGATGTATCTTTTAAGTAAAGTTTTTTACCTTTAGTTGTAAACACAATTGTACCGGTAGCACCCGTAACAGCCTGTGTTACTGTGTTGCCTCTAGAGCTTAGTGTAAGCACGTCAGCAAATGTAAGTGTAATGTTTGCCTCTGCTGTCTTACCAGGCATTACCATAGTATCACGTATTGTAACTGAGTCTGGAATTTCGTTTGGATCACTACCGTTAGCAACTAAGCCATAGTTACCATATGCGTTAGATCCGTTAAGTGATCTAATCTCACCACCTTTGTTTGCATAGTATGCAGTATGACAATAGTAAGTAAACTGCGACACCATTTCAGATAGCGCACCGTTAGTAACAATAAGTCCATAGCCTAAATCGTTAACTTGTGTAAAGTCATTACCTAACATACTTCTGTTACCAGCAGTTTGTACAGTGATCTCAATTGGACTTGCCCCACTAACTGTATCTAAGTTAAACGAGTCTGCTAATGTTCCTGTCCAACCAGCAAAGTTATTACTTGATCTATCAAGGATAAGTGTAGCAGTTCCTAGTGCAGGATCCCAATCTCTAACTGCGTTAACTTGAAAACGTTGTCCATCAATATAAAACGGTGACGGCGTTTGCGGCTTCTTAATAAATAAACCTGTGCCTGCACTTGATCTAACATCAACATTGTATATGCTATTTTTAGCAACAACTTCCATTGGTACGTTACCAGTATAAGCATCAACAAACATACCGCCTCTAAATGCTTGTCTATTTAAACTTTGTGAAAAACTTGAACCTGTTTGGCAATATGGAGACTTGGTTAGTACTTGTCCATCAGGGTCAAGTACCATCATAAATCCGCCATGTCCTTGAACACTGATGTTTCTAATAATAGTTGCATCGTTCATCATAAACACGTCAAGTAGTTTGTTGTTCTTTGCAGGATTGTAACTAGCGTTGTTAAAGAATGTTATTACGTCAACTAATGCGTTTAAATTAGTTTGTGTATTTGCTTCAGCAGTTAAACTAGAGTCAATTATTTGTGTTACTGATCCTAATTTTGAACCCCAAGCACTATTTGCTAGTACAGCGGCAGTAATTGTTTTAAGATAGTTAATAGCCGCAACAGTTTCTGTTTCTTGTCCAGCAACTGCTCCTGTATAGTATGCACCTTGGTTCTTTAAAGATTCTGATCTACCACCAGTAACAAGATCTTTTATAAACCCGTCAATGATATATCCAGTGTCACGTCTGCACTTTGCTTCAGTATAAGATAAACTTGGATAAGTTGCATCAATATACTGTATAACTTCTTCAATAATAAACGCTTTGTTTTTTGTAATTAATTTGGCTGACTGCAAAAACCCGCCTGGGTTTGTAATAGCACTGTTGCCATAGTTAACATCAGTAGTGTTATCTACCAAATAGTGTTGTCCAAAATAACCTACCACATTGCCTGTTAGCGGATCAACATAGCCGCCACCACTAACTGGAATATTTGTGTCCCCAAATCCAGTAATGTTACTATCTGCACTACCGGTTAAGTTATCGAATGAATAATCTCTGTAGTAATATGTATTTGCCCAAGGACTTTGTGAAGATCTGTCATTTGGAGAAACAATACAACGTCTAAATTCGTCACCTTTAATAGATGTGTTTGCAGGAACTTTAATTGGAAAGTCTTCAAAATATCTACCTGATTCAACAAATACTGTTGCTTCTTGGAACTTAACTGTGTTAGCGTATTCTAATTGTTCGCCAGCAATAAATTCGAGTGGTTCAAGTAGCTGTACTTCAATTCTGTCTTGGTTTGAAGGCGTAACACTGTTAGAATCGTCTTCATAATAATATGATACAATTTTACCTATTGCACCACTAGTCTTACCTTTAACACTCTTACCAGGAAGAATATCTGTGTTAGTTGGATCACCTTGTTTAACAAATCCGTTGCCACCGTTAGCAATGTTAAGTTCAAACACACTACCATCAACTATTGCCGGTGCATCAAATACTCCACTACCGATAATACTAGTAACAATATCAAATTTTGCATTTACACTTGAAAGACCAGTAGAGTCAACAACTTGACCACTATCAATTGTTTGTGAGTAAATTGTTTGTAATGCTGTTACTGTGTTGTTTTGCATAATATCATTAACTAATGCTTTTGCTTTAGCAATACCGGCTAATGTTTCTGTTTTTTGTGTAGTAATTGCAATTTTAGCACTCGAGTTTGCAAAGTATCTAAGACCTGCTGTCCTACTCAAGTAGTTTGCATTGTTACCTGATAATGTATCAAGTACTGCACTGTTAACTATTAATCCAATATCTCTGGCACATAAGTCAGCATCATATTTTAAATCAGGGTATGTTGCATTAAGATATGCAATAACTTCAGCCTTAATGAAATCAATGTTAGCATCAACTAGTGTACGTACAGGAAGTCTACCTGATACAATACTTTGAATACCTACACTCTGCGTTGTTGTTGCAGTCAGTGTCGAGCCGTATACAATAGTTTGTTTGTACGGACCTAATTCTTCTTTCGAAGCAATCATCAGTTCTTCTACTTTACGACATGCCGCACCAATTGTTTTAAACGCAAAACTTAAACTACGACCTTCTTTGCCTGCAGGTGTATTAGTTTGTCTATCATCACCTTTTGTACTAACAAAGAAGTTAGTAGATGACTGATGACTTGATTGATCAACATAATATTTAGTAGCTGCCTGTAACCCAGTTTCAGTTTGATTCTGTCCAGCTAAGTCGCCAGGGTGATCATTTAAGTACAACGGCCCTGTCATTGTATCACCCTGTCTGCGTGTTACTGCATTTCTAGGTAATACTTCTTCGCTAGTATAAAAGCCTGTTAGCGTTGATAAGTATGTTTGATCAACAATAGTTTGTGTACCACTGCCGCCACTTGCTGATATTCTGTTTGTTCCGTCGATTGCATTAGCTGATGTTGGGTGTAAAGAAAGTGTATCCTTATCAATAACTGCCATATAAAATGTAGTTGCGTTAGTAAGGTTAGTTGCCGCACTAGCTGTAGAGTTATAAGTTACAGCAACACCGTTTGCCGCTCTATCATATCCGTGATCAGCAATTACTAAATTACCACTACTATTGTAGTTTCCAATAGTTAATGTATATTCTGTAGCGTCAGATGGCTCTGGCCTTACGCCGCCCTGTTTATTAGGTACACCACCTTTGGTATATCTTTGATCAGCATATTGTTTATCGATAACTAAATCATCAATAGTAAATGAACCGCCATATTTGTTTACAAATGCTGTCGCCGCATTATCTGTTACTGCAACATTACCAATAGCAAAGTTTTGCGAGTTTAACGGACCGCTTAGTTTTGGACTAATGTCCTGCGATACTTTACTGTTGCCTGCTGTAACAATTAACTTCCCTGCAACTGTATAGTTGTAAGAAATTGTATCATCTTGTGCATCACCTGTTAGTGCGCCATCAGATGCAAGCTCTAATGCTTCTATTCCATCTTCTGTAGTCTTAACGCCCATTAGTCTACTTGCTAAACCCACATAACTACTTGGAGTGTCGCCTAAGTTAGTAAAGTTTATCTGTCCACCAATACCAAATACTGCATATAGTTCTTGAAAGTTCTCGTTGGTTTTACGGAACGCTTCACGAATAGCATCACCTGTACCATCATTACCTTGTACACCAATATCTACAATTTCTCTTGCCATTTCTTACTCCGATTATATAGCGTGTGCTAGATTACTGTTTGATGTAGATAATTTGTCTACATCAAAATTTACACTTATTCCACAACCACATGCTGATTGTGCGTTAGGGTTATTAACTTCAAACATTGCACCCATTATATCTTTTTTATAATTAATCTCTGTTCCTATCAGGTACATTACTGCCGTTGTACCGACACTAAAGTTGCCCTCGCCGGCGCTTATAATTATGTCACCTGCTTGTAAGTCATCCTTTGTGTCAACCATCCCCCAGTCGTATTCAAACCCAGCACAGCCTCCACCTTTAAGGTTTAAACTAACTGCATAGCAGTTATTCTCTTTACATATTGTATTAATATGTTCTTTTGCAGTGTCTGTTAGTACGCAAATGTCCATCTGAACTCCTTGTTAAGTATATTTATCGATAGTTTTTATAATCTTAATGTAAATATAGTTATGTTTATAAAAGAATTTAAAAAGCAAACCCGGCATGTGCGTAAAAGCAAAACAGGCAAGGAACATACCTATAAGCGTGAAGTTACGCATTGTGTATTTAGATGTGATAATTGTGATGTAGAGTTTGATCGCACAAGAGGTAGTATGGATCCTAAACGCCTAAGCAATAACTACTTTCACGTATGCAAGAACTGTGATAGTAAGGTTTTTGCTCAAAAGAAAGGCGTAGAAAAGAAGCAGGTTTGGAATATGTCTGCTTCTAGTACTACGCCTATTAATAAGTTATAACTACAACAGCAAGGGCTTACTCCAATTTATATAACGGTTGTTATCAGGGAACCTTCGATAAAAACAACAGTTACTAACTTGTCTCGTAGGCAGTTTTAGGATTCTACGCCAACCTTGTCCATCAGTTGGTTCCTTCAAGTTAATACGTTATACAAATTAAAAGTAAACCTATAATTACATGGCTCCAGGAAAAAGATCTTGCTCTCTATAAGATACGCACTAACTTCCTACTCCCAGTCACTAAGTAGCTTCCCAAATTATTAAACTATGCTAACATCAACGGAGCCTTCGCCAGGTTGATTGATGTCGGACTGGTCTTTGTAATTACACTCTCTTGCATGCATACTGTATTTATATGACGTTCCCATAGGTCAATGCTCGCAAGGTTCTTGCATTTGCTTTCGCACATAATATCTGTGTAAGGTAAAAAGCTAAGTGCCCAGTCATTTACAAGCTGATTAGGATAGTAGTCACTGTGCGCTCGTAGTTTGCCTTTCTTGTGTCCTGCTTCTAGCAAGTCTGGAAAGTGTAGCATACTGTCGTGTGCAAAGCCTTCTGGCAATGCTGTGTCTCTGCTGTAGCTGTAATGCATTGCAGGACGCACACCGCGCCAGCTATCAACTATGCGCTTATATCTATCGTCGGTGGGTTGTATGTATTCTCCTTCACGGCACCAGTGATGGTGTACGTCGAGGACAAGTGCGAGGTCGTCTGCAAGTTCGAGGCTGTGTTCGATGCCCCACTTGTTTTCGTCATTCTCGATTGTGATAACGTTTCGCGCTTCTTGCGATAACCGCTTGAGGGAGGCTTTGATACCTGCTGGACCATTGCGGCCTGATATGTGTACGTTGCACTTAAAGTCTTGGAAATGTCTGCCGTAACCCATATAGCGGATGACATCGGTGTGATATTCAAATTCTTCTATGCTCCTATCTACAATTTCCGGATTATCACTGGCCAACACAGTGAATTGCCCCGGGTGCATGGATAACCTAACATCGAGTAATCTTGCTGTGTCTCCGACTTTGGCAAACTCTCGTTCGCAGTAGTCGACCACATCCGGTTGCTGCCAATAATAAGCCCAATCACGCTGAGTATAAACAGGTAATACATCGCTACCCAATCGTACCATTCTAAGTTCTGGAGGAAGGCTTCCAACATATTCAATCAACTTTTTGTATGCGGCAATGTTATGGACCATAATGTCCCACAAGCGTTGCTCGGCTACATCAACAGTTTGCCTGTTAAGCCACTGTACTGTTGTGCTACGAGTATTTAGTGGACGCTGAATTTCTTCTAGTACTTTTTTCTTCTGTGTTTGATCTGGGTGCATGTATTTGCATGCAAAGCCTATGCGTTGTGTTACCATTTTCTATAACTCCCGTCGAGTTCGTGTGTGCCTGAATTATGTATTGCCCATGCTACACAGTTGTACCATGCATAGTGAGGATGTTGCCTGAGTTGTTTGTACCATTGTTTATATAGTATAACACGTTTCTTAATACGTGTCAACATTTAATATTGTACTCCGTTTATGATGTCATCTAGTGCTTTTATTGTTACATGGTAATGTAACGAATCTTCTTCACCCCATGTTTCGCAATAATCTTTGCCTGCTTTGTCAGCAAGCTCTTTACTACTGTATACACCGTGGAAACGATTTCCAGCAGATTGCAGTTTATTAAAGGTATGTACAATATAGATGTTAGTAGTTGTGTTCATTATTGATAGAATGTGTTAAAGCTAATAGTAATACGATTGTCAGTTTTATTATCATCTGTATAATGTTCTAACCAACTTGGAAACAATATAAGTTGTCCTTGTTCACACGGAATTTCTTGGTTATAGCAATTATATAAATCTTCAGTTAATAATATTTCACTCATTCGATACATAGATATAGGTGACTTAAACACTAACGGGCAACTGCCTTCATCAGCAACCGGATAAAAGGCACCACTAATTACACTGCCTTCGTGTCGATGAGCTCTTACACTGCCTCCTTTGCCTACTCGATTCATCCAGCTATTTTTAATAAAGCATTGCTTCAATTTATATTCAGATGCATAATGATCAACACAGTCTTGTATCTGCTGTCTAAAGTCGGACAAGTAACTTTTGTCTAACCAATTATTGCCAGCTGATTCATCATATGTAGATTCACTGTCTTTCATTATTGAGTGCTGTGATGTTACTGTTTTGTTAACTTCAGTAACAATTTTTGAGTAAGCAGGATGGTCTAATAAATTGTACGTTGCGACTAAGGTTGGAAACAATCCATATTGTCCTGTTACGTGTACTCCGTCCATTATCTAAACCTCGAATAATCTGCATTAAAACTAATTGTAACACGACCGTCACATTCGACTGGTGGAACAAAATGTTCTAACCAACTTGGATATATTAACAGATCACCGTTCTTAACTTCCATTAAGTGCGCGGCTTCTGAGTACTTTGTTGAAGTATTAACACGGTCTTCCATCTTAGCAACAGTAGTTGGATTAACAAATGCAAGTCCGTGACTGCCTTCTGGCATACTTACAAACAAGGTTCCGCAAATTACATTACTTTCGTGCCTGTGTCGATGTATACGCGAACCTTTGTTCATTACAGTATACCAACTATCAGCAAGTTTTACATACTCAGTACCTTGGGCGTGTGCAAATTGTGATAGTGACGCATTTATTGCGTCACATAATTCATCATCGTCATCAATTACATAACTAGTGGTTTTCCAATCTTCCATGTAACATGTTTTCATATCCCCTTCTCCTATTTGAAGTTCAGGATTTGCTGGTGCGCCATCTGACATTAAATATTTGGCTAACTCTGACAATGCCAGTTCGTCATATTGTTCAGTATCAATTAAGTTAGTTTTAAACACAGGTGTTGGGAACAGATCAATAATCTTTTTACTCATTTCCAATTCTCCTTACACCACAGGTCAACACTTTGTGGTGGGTTAGGTTCTCCGTGAAATACTGCTACTGATGTTTCAGGCAGTATGTTTGGCTCTCCAGGTTCCATAAAGTTTCTAATCCCATTCTTATCTCTAGTCATCGGCGGCTTGCCTCTCATTTCCCATTTATAACTTTGTAACCATTCATCAGGAAAGAATTCAAAGTTACTTTTTATTTGTTCAAATAACCAATCTTGGTCACCGTGTAGTCGTTTTCGAATATTAATTGGGTCGGCTATTAAATTACTGTAAACATGACTGTGCTGACCTGTTTCTAATCTAAACACACTACTGTTCATTCGATTCCATCCAAGTGCGTTCATCCTATTAAAATCTCGGATGATACAAAACCTGCCTGGTTCGTATGTAAATAATTTATCAATATTTTCAAATACAATAACATCTAAGTCCATAAACAAAATTGTGCCGTCTAGCGGTAAGTCGGTACTAAAGAAATACGGCTTCCACCACCATCCGGCAATGTCATGCCTTTGTGGTAACGGCATAGTTTGTATGTCCGAGTCTAATCCGTTTACGTCTTCAGTAAAGCATACAAACTTAAACGGCAATGTCATATTGCGGGTTACCATTCTTTTTAATACGTTTACATACTCTGCACTATACTTTGTTCCGTGTTTTAAGCAAACAATATACCTGTTATGATCAAGTCCAAACCCTTCAGCATATTCTCTTAACGGCATAGGCTTCTTAGGTGTAGGCATAGGTACAGGCTTAGTTGACGTAACTGCCTGAGGCCTAGGATTACGTACTGCTGGTACTACTGTTTCCGCCGGAACAGGCGTAGGAGCATTGTCAACTGACTTTTTGCCACTTGGCCGTATTTGCGGCTTGCCTGCTTTCTCAGCTGTCTTACGTGCTTTGCGAGCGGCCTTTGTTTCGTTTGGATAGTACTTTTTAACCATTTAATTAGTCAGCCTCGTAAATCGCTGAGTTTGCTCCATGTTCTGCACATTCTGCACTCACGCACCAGCAACGATTATTAGTTTTTCTGCGAATAAGTTCATCAGCAAAGCGCCAAGCATGTTCTGCAAACTTCTCTGCACCTACACCGTCCATTACTCTAACTTCGCATAATCCCATGTTTTCAAGTTCTGAAAACTTATATAAGAATGGATCGTCACGATCAATTGCTGTTTTGTGATCGAACATATCTTCTAGCCATGCCTTGAGTGGCTTTAATCCACCAAAGTCTACTGCCCAGTTTTTATCATCTAGTTTATCACATCCAAACTTAAATGTAAATGCTAGACTGTATCCATGTAATAGATGACAGTGTGAATGATCTGCATTAGGTTGCCTAAAGACTGCTGACAGTCCAATGTTGTGTCCGTAATGTTTTGTGCTATAATAAGCCATTATAATCTCCTGTAATTAACAAATGAGCGGCAGAGTTAGAAGGGGTGACGCTAAGTCCTTACATATAGTATATTATAAATTACTTATCTTGTCAACCGTTATGTTAGGAGTATTCCAGGCTGACGGTAACTCCCAATCAGTGTCAGTGTACAATATATAATTGTGATGTGGAAAGAATTCAAAAACTTTTCCTATTTGGTGTATCCAATATCGTGGGTCAATTGAATGATGTGTGCTGTTGTTATAATTAGGAGTGTCTTTGTATATATTATTAATTCTATCAGTAGGACTATATAAATCAAATCCAATTAACTTTATATCTTCTGCCCAATAACTTGCTAATATACTTGCTAGTAATACTGCATATGGTCCACTCCCCCATTGGAAGGGTTCGTCGTGTCGTTCAGTGCCGTGATAGGGCAACTCAGGCACTTCTTTTAAGTGCGGATAGCTACTAAATTCGTTATACCAGTCCTTGCGAGTATAAATTATTTGTGCCTGATCGCTAGATATAACTTCTCTTACCATCTTTCTATCAACACAGATTAAATGGTCCATTTTATAATCTCGATAGACAGCGTTGCATCCAACCTTCGGGCCGTCCAAGTTATCAATGTTTATAGAGGTGCGACTTTCACCATTACCAAATACATACATACAAGTATTTACTCTATGATGAGTGCGATGTTATCAAACATCTGGATTTTAGTTTTTTTGAAAAGTAAGTATACACAATCAAACTCACTGTATAGGCTTACTCTATATAAACCTGGCCCCATACCATCTGGTACGGGCATTGCCCATTGGTGATCAACTATGCCGGTGTCTGAGCCAAGGTAGTCATCTGATCTTATATATATTTTTCTAGCAAAGTCAAATTCAAATTTTTCACCAGTATCATCATTATATGCATCCGAGTGTACTCTTGTTAGTGTACATTCGTGACGACGACTGCCTTCTAGAATAAAGTTAATCTGATCGCCAGTTACTGGATTGTTTGTTACTGCAATTCCTGCGTTGTTAAACACAAATGCATTATTAAA